CTGCCTCCCTTGTATCCTCCGTCCCTGCCTTTCATACCTGCGATAGCGTTGCTGCCGCCTATGCGAGATAGCATCCTTGCGTTCTCTATCTTGGCATATACTTTCATCTTTTCTAGCTGTGTCACTTGACTTGTCCTCCTTTGTTTTGTTTACTGGATTTGTGAGGCGGCTCTCTCAGAAACCCAAACTTTTTGTATCGTTTACCTGCCTGTTAAACTTTATATTAACTGCCGCTTCACACCTTATCAGGCCACTTTGCCCTTAAAAATTTTATATCGTAGTGATGCGCAAAGCGTCGAAGCGTGGGCTCGTCACATCTTAGTATCTTAGCTGCATCTTTCATTGTGTAATTAGCAGCAAAGCTTTGAACGAGTTCAATCTTCTCGCGCTGATGTCTCGCTTTTATTTCTCGCCATGTTTCCATGATGTCTCCTTGGAAAAAAAAGGACGCTCCGAAGAGCGCCCAAGTCTGTGAGTATTGAGGCAGACTCACTGGGTAGAATGATTTATCCTAAAACGGAATGTCATCTTCTGGCAAGGCTTTTGATGGATCAGGAATCTTTCTGTCCTCAGTGCCACCTTGCTTATCACTTACGTTGAAGGACATATAAGGCTTGCCGTCTTTCATTCTGCGCCAACCTGCAATGCGTTTCTCAAGTGGAGATTCGACCACTTGTTTCATTGGCCCAGAGTAATCGGGCGCTGCTTCGTTGCCCTTCTTGTCATTCTCAAATAGAACGCCGACTTTCTGAAAGACCTCAACAATCTTTCTGCCGTCTCGCGTTTCGTCTGAAACCAAGACAATCTTATTGTCATTGCCGTCAACATTCACTTTGCCCTGCAAGATCATCTTCTGTGTAGGGAAGGGCGTGAAGGCTGCGCCTCGGTTTGTATCGTCATATTCTGCCATGCTTTTGGCTCCTAGTTAGTAGTTGTGGGGCGGCTCTTAGTGAAGAGTTCTACCGCGCCGCCCCTTGTACGGTTAGTCCAGAGGCAGGAGAACGCCCCTCTCCACAAGATTACCACCCATTGTTGGATGAGCCGCCACTGTCTGCGGCATACTTATTGCCATCCATTTCTCCTAAGAAGACATCAGCATTACAGCCAACGTGCGACAGGGCTTTAGTCAGACCATCAGTGACAGCCATCTTGGGGGCATCCTCTGCCATACGCCCTTTGACAGAATCAAAGAACTTACGACAGCCAGTGAATGGCCCGAATACATTTGATGGACTGCCATGCCAGACAGAGACATGAGCAAGCACTGCGCTATCTCCGTTGCTGACGTTGACGATCTGTGTTTCACTGTGCCAACCCCATCCGTCACCGACAGGGCCAAACTCTTCGGTCATCATTCTGACCTGATATTGTGGATCAATAGCTGTAAAGCTACGCGCTCCAAAGCTGACCTTCTTCAGATACTTGGGGTCTGAAGAGGACAGCCTGTTCCATATTTCCATAGTCATTTCACTTCTCCATTTCGTTTAGTAATTCTTAATGCCCCTCGCTTGTCTCGTCTGACTGTGAGGAAATCACAGTAAACTTCTCTCTCATTTGGGGCGACCATTTCTTTGAGGGACTTCTTTGCGTTCTGGAATACTTTGTCTTGCTCAAGCCCTTGGACGTATGTGGCTGCAGTGCTGACAAACTCGTTGCTCGTTGAGGCATTTCGTATGACCATGTTGTCCACCGAAATGGAGTCGGTTGATATGTGTCTAGTTTCGACATCACTAGGCGGCTCTTCGTTGCGTATAACGTAACCCCAGAAATCAGACACCACTGCCCACATAGAATTGAAATACGAGTAGTCGTATGAGACAACAGTTGACTCCCATTTATTGTTTCCAAAGATTACAGACAGGTAAGCGTCTGGCGCTCCTGCCAACCTACAATACAATTGTATCTGTGGCATATAATATTGGATAACTTTTTCCATAGTGTTGTATGAATTAGTATGCTTTGCTTCGACAACAGCATCACCAAACATCGCATCTATTGTACCCTTCACAGGGACAGAACCAATGGTATCTTCATACTCGCGCTGATGATCCGACAGCACACAGTCATACTCTGTCTCGAACCAGTCAAGGTTAAAGCTTTCAGTGTGTATGCCCATCTGGACAGCTAAATTTTTTGACAGATCAGGGGAATCTATCTTCCCTGTTTTGATTTGCCATAGCTCAAGCCAGTCACCCTGCATAATTTTTACACAGTCAGACCCGCCTATGAAGCCAGTTCGTTTCATGATTTTCTCCTTCTGGTACAGTAGTTAGACTACTGCATATATGCAGACTACGCAAGATATTTCTTAAAGTCAGCTTCTGTTAAGTTTGTAAATTCTAGCAGCCTTTCTTTCTGCTTACCTTTGAGATAGCTCTCGCCAATTGGCTCTCCGTTTTTGATGCGTCGAGCCATTACCTCGTACTCGTCGAGAACATAATTTGTACGCTTGTATTCTTTAGCGTAGTGAGGTGAGCTTGTTGCCTTGCTAACGTGTGCATCCCACACATTGCCTTCGACATACTTGCCAATGCTAGTTGGTTTCTTCATACTTCAATGCCTTTGTTCTAAAGAACCCTGCATATTCTGGATTCATTGCCATGAACAATCGTGAATAATAGGCGATGTAATTATTACTAATTTTAAAATCTTCGCCTGTTGTTTCGATCATGGTTTCCCATCTAATTCTATTTACAATTAGCCAAGCACTTAATCGGTTATGCCCTCGGTTAATTGCTTGCATGGTAAACTTTTCAAAGAGTTCATAGACGTGTGGGTTATCTTTATGCCAAGCCCACCACTTTAGTTTATCTGGGTTCTCCTTCATTAATCTTCTCCATTAGCTGTTGAAATTCATCGCCACTCATAATGACTAGCGTTTGCGGACTGCCTGTCCGTCTTTTATAGAAGGCAATGTCTCGCCTATCTAATACTGAGAAGGGGCTAGGGAAGTTGGACTTGTCCCTATACTTGACCTCTCCTACCATTTCTCGTCCGAAGACTTCGAGCTTGATGTCGCCGCTATACTCTCCTCCCAAACTGCCTGAGAGGGGTTGCCTCTTCGCTTTGATCGGCGCTTTGATTTCGTTGAGCCAGTTGACGAACCACTTTTCGTGGTAAGTTCCTTTGTTCTTGTTACGGTTTGCCATCTGTCTTCCTCATAACAATTAAGGCAGACATACCAATGCTTTTGATAAGTGGCTGCGCTATTGTTTTTGCATATAGCAACGAACCAATTCGTTACTGTTTCACAAGCAATGCAAGTTATTGCATTACCTCTTTTGGACTTTGATGTCATATTCTAATGCGTCTAACCAACACATCAGCATAAAACCAGAAGGGATTCTCTTGTGAGATTCCCATTTGTGGATCAGTGATGACGTACACCCGATGCTATGGGCTAGCGACTCTTGGCTTAAACCTCGCTCGAACCGAGCTTCGATTAACATCTTGATTAGCTTCTCGTAATCTTTGGGTATACTCACGGGCTTGTTGAATCGAGTGAAGCTCTTCGATGGCATTGAACACCTTTGCGGCTGTTTCGTACCTTAACTCTGTCGCTCCATTTACTGTCCGATAGTATGTTGATGTGGGGATTTGCGCCCTTTGGAAAGCTTTGCTCAACGGAATCTTATACTCCGTTGAACAATCTGTTATGGTTTGCAAGTACGATTTCATACCGCACTTACTGCATAGACGCAGCTAGAAGTCAACCTCAAGTTCTTTTAGTTGGAGCTTATAGCCTTGTATGTCTATGCCAATGTGAGCAAGGTCTGATGATACCCAACTGGGTCTAACACCAGAGCCATACTCCTCAAGCAGCGCATTGTATTCATTCTTCTTGCGCTGAATTGCTTTTTCGATTTCAGTCTTTGTCACTGATCTCTCCTTCCCTCATCCAAGGTGGCACTGCGCTTGGATTATTTTTAATCCACTCTATGCGCAAAGCGTTCTTAGTTTCTAACAGTTCAGCGATATAATCTGATGCTGTATCTTTTGAGATAGGCAAAGAAAACTCTGGTAGTTGAACAACTGAATGAGGATTTAGAAACGTACACTCATAAAGCAACTGCCCCATACGGTAGTATTGCTTTGCTGTTGCTGCATCTGGATCATGGATGCACTCGCTGCGAACGATACCAATCATTCTATTCTCCTTTCAAGATTTTAAGTTGCAGGATGATTCGTCCCATCCATCCATTGCATAAGCAGCCTTCATTACCTTTGCATTTTTAAGGGTGCTGTAAGTTTTAAACTTATTCCATGACAGCAATATCAATCTGTGCTTATGCACTGTTGTCATTTTCTTAAGCCTATGAGCATCTTTGATTAACAGGTTCCTTACATAAATGATGGGATCATCTTCATAGTTTATCTGTCCATCCTTCCAAGTCTTGATAAAGGAGTTGGCTGTTTCTCCAAAGCCAGTCTGAGTTGCGATGTAATGTATAGCTCCAAGAACTTTGTCACATCTAGTAAATGTGTTTCGAGCATAGTCAGCGCTCTCTACTATTGATGGATTAGATTGGAAGACATCATCTAACTGAGAAGATGTAAGCCCTGAGTTTTTGGGAGTGTTTAAAGCTATCAAAGCTACATGAGTAATCGTTGCTGCAAGAATCCCATGGTTTGTATAGCCTCGAACTTTAAGCCTGTCTGCATAGACTCTTTTTCTACCGCTATCTATTGTAACCATAGCCCTTTCTTCCAAGTCTTTTACTAAGATAGTCCAGAAAGGTTTGCCTGTTTCAAGACATGCTGTTAGTCGTTGCTGTCCATCAAGCAGTATATTTGTATTAGAAACACAGATTGTATTGCCATTAAAATCAAAGGAGTTGTTAGCCATATCCCTTGAATATTGTGCAACTAATTTTCTGTTGATCCTTCTGTTCTTTGTATTGATCTTTAATAATTCTGCTGCATGATCTGGTGTTATTAAAGTTATCTCAGCAGATGAGTTTGGTTTTACATACTGGTTCATGATCTACTCCTTTTCAGTATGGGATTTCGTCATCAATAATTGGTGGCAGATTTTGTTGCTCCCAATTAGCGATGGCTCTTGCGAGAAACTTCTTACGATTAAACTTGTCGTTTAGTTTCTCAAGATCATCAGCAATCTTTTCGATTACGATTGGCGATGATACAAGCGGCGCAAAGTTGTCCGCTATGTATTCAAAGTGTTGGCGTGTAACTCTCATGTTACCATTCTCCTCCTTGTAAAAAGAATTCAAAATCTCTGAACATGTTGGACTGTTCTTCCATGTAGGATTGAGCTTTCTCCATTGCTGTTTTTGCGCCCAATTCAGTAATGCTAAAGCCTTTGTCCATTCCAAACTCTTTTTGGAAAGGTGCTTTTGACATCACCATAACCCATTGCTGTTTCATGCTAGCTCCTTCCATGTGTTAGAGCGCATTGCACTGGTGATGATTGCCTCACGGTTATGACGCGCTGTATGAGGGCTGCGCATATCCTGAGTGTGTGTCGCCCAATGCGTTAGGGTATTATATAAAGCCCACTTGTTCGGGCCGAGATGTGATCGCTCGTCGCCCCATAGACCGAGCAGGTTTTCTAGTTGGCGCTCGTTGGTCTTGGTGATGTTAGCTTGGCGAGTGTGCATTTTGCAGAGGTGCTTTTTAAAGAAGCTTTCTGCTTGGTCATTGCTGACCTTCACGCCCATGTAAGATTGCCATATGTCCTTTTGTTCTTTGAAGGCAGACATACCATTAGCAATCTTGATAGCCGATCCCTCTACGTTGATGGATCGTGTGTGTTTGTATTTAGAATAAGCTGAGATGTCAGCAGTGGTGCAACCGTTCTTACACCATAACCGATTGCCTTGACTCCATTGAGCAAACGACCAACTACCATCAAGACTGTTAGTTGCTAGCGCTTCGTATCGCACATAGTCTCCGACCTCTGGCTCGATAGTTACATCAGGCCATATGATCCTAGCTCTTAGCTTGCGACCACCTTCATAGACTTCGATCTTAGTCTTGAAGTCTGAACTAATGTTAGCTGCTTTGGCTGCATCAAGTATAGATTCAACAGCTAGGTCATGGCTAACAGGTTTGTATTTACTGCCGTGAACGCCCATCACTTCATCAGTGTCAGTGCGGATCACCTGTACCGAATTGGGTACAGGCTCACCAGTCACGGCGTTAGGCGTTGGCATCATCTTGATTGGGAAGTTCCAATCGTTGATAGGTTTCATGAATGTCATGCGACATCTCCCTTCGGGGCTTCTAAGATGTTAGAGGATAGAGATTCCATGATCTCTGTGATCGCTGCTGAGAAGTCCAAGCCAAGATCGTCTGAACTTTCTCTTACTGCTTCAAGCTGCCTCATTAAGACGGCTTGTTTTGCTGACTTTAGATTGGGCAATGACTTGATGTGGGCATCAATCTCTTGGACATCATCTTCAAAGGTATTCTTATTAAGATAAAAAGATTTGTAATTTAAATCTTCATCTTCAAAGGATCGTGTCAGTACCCTGACTCTAGCAACAGCTTCTGGTTTGTAAGCTGTTTCATCGAAGATCACTTCGATAGCTGCTGAATAATATTCAAGCGACTCAAGATAATTCTGCCGATCCATAACAAAATTCTTAACGATCTTCACGCAGTTGAGTGTTGAGTTCATTCTAGTTTTGTTGTCCATGATGTTCTCCTTTCTGGACAGTGGGTTAACAACTGCTAGTATGCAGTGTTAATAATTAATAATCTATTGTTACGTTACGTCACTTT